TTCCTTATGTAAAGCGCCTTGTGACTCTGATGGTGGGTACAACTCGTGTTGGTCTTGCACTTCCCTGTTCAATTAAGGGAAAGACTGGTTTTATTGCAAATCGACATCATTTTGTTGAGCATCCTAAAGTGAAGTTTTGTTTTAATAAGGCAGGGGTGCCTGTTAATATTGAAGCTGAGTTGAAGGATTATGATTGTGTTCCCTTTAGTGGTTGTGATCTGGTTTTTCACCCTTATGAGTTAAATAAGGATGATCATTTTAAATTGGATATGAATGGCCATGATTTTTCAAAAGTGGACATTTTGAGTACTTTCGTACCTAGAGATAAAAGTTGGACTTTAACCTCCGGGAAGTTTACGGATATAAAAGATGCTGATGGTCAGTATGTTGTTTATAACCAAACGAGACCTGGAGATTGTGGTGCCTATTATTTCATGGATCCTGCGATTCCTATGGGTATTCATTGTGCCTCTAATGGAGATAAAGTAGGAAACACTTTTCAACCCCTCGACCGTGTCACGATGGCCTATTTAGGCCAGTATGTGCGCTGAAAAACTCTACCCTTTCCCCCCTTGAAGGGGCTGGAGTCATTTGGGGGCTCAATAGCTGGCGGATATCTGGACAAGTACATTTGTTCTGATCCCAAAGGTGTGTACAAGCACTTCCGCCCCAAATGTGGATCTGTTCTCGGAAGATCTTATACCAATTCTGGTTTGCCCTATCTTGAGGAACCAGAATATGAAATGTTCAAACGTTTTGCTCTTGAAAACGCTGAATATAGTTCCATTCTCAAGAAGTTAGCTGACTATAAAGCTGTCCGTGCACAGTTCAAAAATGTGCAGATCACTGTTCTTAAGAGTGATGTTCCTGCTCGAAATCCTGATCCTTCTAATTTCATTTTCCAACAGGCCTACCGTGATGTTGAGAGTTATTTTTGTTTCTTAAATAACACTCCCTCTATGGAAGGTGGTTTGGATGTTAATGTGAAGACTTCTTCAGGTCAACCTTTTTTGAAACTTGGTTTCAAAAAGAAGAAAGATTGTTTGGGTGATGGGAGGTATGTACTTGATGATTTATTGTCAAGGGAGTATGTTCCTCTCTGTACTACGAATGATAAGCAAGAACGTCTACCAAGTGATGATTTTTTTCGTGTAGATCAAGGTGGGTCTTCAAAAATCAGGATGACTTATTGTCCTGATTTGGCATTTATTCTTAAACAAAAGCTTATGTATGATTATCAGAATAACCAATTATTAATGCGTTCAGCAAATTCTTGGATTAGATATGGTATTGCTAAGCAATATGGTGGGTTTCACCGTGTTATTAAGAGTATTGAACCTTTTACCCTAATTGAAATGAGTGATATTTCGGGCATGGACCGTGATGCCTGTTTGAAACTCGTTTATTCTATTCGAAATAAATGGACAAATACCCCCTCCCCTTTTATGGATAACATTAAGGGATGGCTTACTAAGTATCTTTTGAATCCGTGGATTATTTTGCCAAATGGTGATATTGTTGAGCTTGCTACTGGAAATATTAGCGGCCAAGTAAATACTACCGGAGACAATTCTATCCTGCACTTTCTTGTACTTGTTTATTTTGTGATGAAACTTCTAGTGCGTAATGGAGAAGAGCCCCGACTTTATCGGGTCTTCGAAGTTGCTTTTTTCAATATCTACTCCGATGATAAATTGGGGGGGGTATTGCATGAAGAATTAAATATCGAAATTGATGAGTACAAGCAGATTATGATTGATACTTATGAAGAATTTGGTTTGAAGATTAAACCCAAGGCCTGTCTTATTGTGGCCAAGAAAATCACCGACAGGGTGCCTGGAGAATTTGAATTTCTCGGTTCCCGTGTTGGGTGGGATGAAATGTACCATAAATACATCCCATTGCCCCGTTTGGGTCAGATATGTGCTTCTGTCGTATTTGGTCCTGTTGATCGCACTCGTGTTTCAGTTCCTGTACAATTTGAACGTTTAGTAAATTTGTACATATTAAGCATTGCAGTGCCCA